TTTTAATCTTGATAAGGAATTAAGGATCAGTGAGAATAGAGTAGGAGCTCATCTAATGAATCAGGCAAGGAGTTATGCATTTGTAGCAATGCTCCATAAAAAATTGATAATCAAGGTAAGGGATCATCAAAAGCATATTGCAAGAGTTAGGGACTTAGCAATATCAAGGCATACGGATAGCATGGGGATAATGGCAGCAAAAGCAAAGTCTGCAAATGACCCTAAGCTTAAAAAATTGGAAGATGAACTTATGCATATTGAAGAGGCAAGAGATACAATTGAAGTTTGTGTAAGATCATTTGAAATGCGTAAAGACCTGATTCAAACATTAAGTGCTAATATAAGGAAGGAAAAAGTTTAATTAACCAAGATATGCTAAAACCAAAATCAAAAGATGCCCGCCGTAAAAGTCTTATGGCGACACGAAAAAGTATAAAAGCTTCCCAGGAAGGTGGTAATATGATCTTCTTCAAAGCTGATACTACCACAAGGATAAGAGTTCTTCCCGTGGATGAAGATAAGGAGTTTGGACAAGAGGTTGTACATTTCTTTCTAGGGCAAGAAATTAAAGGGGTTGTTTCACCGATGACATTTGGAGAACCTTGTGCAATTTATGAGAAGTATGAAGAGCTGAAGAATGGGGATGACGATGACAAAGCCTTAGCAGCAAAGTTGAAACCTAAAAGAAAGTTCGTAGTTCCAGCTATCAAGTATGAAGATAAGATGGGCAAGAAAGTGGATGAAAAGATTGGTGCAAAGCTTGCCCAATTGACAGTTGGACAGTATCAGGATTTGATTGACCTATACTTGGATGAGGAGAATGGGGATTTCACTAATCCTAAATCGGGATATGATGTAAAGATCACTAGAACTGGATCAGGAATGATGGACACAGAATACTCCATGCTTGCCGGTAAATCCTCACCATTAAGTCCAAAGTATAATAAGATTTACGATTTGGAAGCAATGGTAAGAAAGGAAATTCCTACTTATGAAGAGACTCAAGAAATCCTGAATAGATTTTTAGGAATTGGAGAAAAGAAGAAAGTAAAGAAAGGAACCACTTTAGTTAAAAAAAAGAAAAGACTAGGTTAGATCATTCAATAAACCCAGAGTTGGATAATAATCAAGACGATTTACCTTTTTAAAAAACCCAGCATGACTACACCAGATTCCATTAATGATGTGAAAAATTTTCACATAACCTTTAAGCATCCAGTTTTGAACGATCCACAAATACCGGATGAGAAAAGATGTAAGCTAAGAAAGGAACTTTTAATTGAGGAGGTGAAGGAATTTTGTGAAGCAGTAGATAATGGGGATATAGTTGGAGTAGCTGATGCTCTATGCGATATTCAATATGTGTTAACTGGTGCGGTATTGGAATTTGGTTTTGGTGAGAAATTCAAAGCTTTGTTTGAGGAAGTACATAGATCAAATATGAGTAAAGCATGTGCTACACTTCAGGAAGCAAAGGATACAGTATACTCATGCAATTTTGAATGTGAGATAGTTGAGTAAGATGGGGTATATATGGTTTATAGAAAGCATGATGGTAAAACCATAAAATATATTAACTATTCGCCGGCTAACTTACCAAAAATTATCTCGGAATGAAATTTAAATTACTAGGGGAATCAGCAATACGAAAGAAGCATGGTGATTCAGTAAGGGGTGACATTCTACTTCCAACTGAGAAAACACTTTGGCTTCCGTCAAGAGTTTTGCCTTTGAATTGGCAATTAGGAGGGGGTTTACAGTATGGAAAGATTGCTGAGTTATTCGGGTATGAATCTACAGGTAAATCATTACTGGGATTGGATTTTGGATTTGTTGCCCAATCCTTGGGTGGAGTTTTACTTTGGGCGGATGCTGAGTCATCGTTCAACCCTGAGTGGGCAAAAAAGAATGGATTGGACCCCTCAAGAATAGAGATATATGATAACAATGATATTGAGGGGATGTCTGATTGGGTTATGGATTGGTGCATTCTTTGGAGATCAAAGCTAACCAATAATGAACCCATAATTTTTGTGTTGGATTCAATTGCTACCCTTGATTGTGCAGTAAATATCAATTCATCCCAAAGAGACGCCAAGGCAGAGATGGGTAATCGTGCAAAGGCAATTTACAAAATGCTCAGAACTCGTAACCATCTTTTTAAGAAGCTTGGTATATGCGTTCTTCTAATAAACCAAGTCAGAAAGAAAGTAGGAGCATCCATGTTTGAGGCGAGTTTTACCCAACCAGGGGGTGATGCAGTTAAATTCTATGCTTCTCAAAGGATAGGATTGATTGCCTCAAAGCAGATAAAGGGGATTATCAATAAGAATGGTTTCAAGGATGATCCCAAAGGGAAGAAGATGGGTAGGAATATCATTATCCAAATTGAAAAGAATAAACTTGCTCCACCCACAAATTCAGTAAAAACTCAAGTATATTTCCAACCGGATATTTGGAATCATCTTGGGTATTCAAGGTATCATGGGTTATTGGATATTCTTATAGAAGAGGGGGTAATAAAAAAGAAGGGCAATTGGTATTATTATAAGGATATTCAATTTGCCAAGGGGAAGATGCATTCATAGAGGTAATGCATTCAGAGGAAAAGAAAAGGAAGATTTTACTTAAAAACTCATCCATAAATACAATCTCTAAAACAAGAGAAAAGTTGAAATCATTGGATGAGAATTTCTACGTAATGAAAGGAAAGCAATCAATAGAAGAAGATGATAAACTGGAATGAGACTTTAAGAACTGCCCATATATCGGGGGATGGGCTTTATCGTTATACATTATCAAGAGTATGGGATAGAACATTACCAATGGTATTATGGGTAATGTTGAATCCATCCACTGCAGATGGTAGACAGGATGATAGAACTATAAGGAAGATTGGTAAATTTTCTGATGGGTTTGGATTTGGTGGAATGTGGGTGGGGAATCTATTTGCATTTAGAAGTAAAGAACCAGAAGATTTAAAGTATAGAGTTAGAGCTGGGTTACAAGTAATAGGATCAGAGAATGATAAGCATTTGAATGCAATGGCATCTAAATCCAAAAAGATAATTTTTGGATGGGGAGCAAATGCTAATGACATTGACCAGGTTAGAGTGACGAAAGTGATTGATATGTTCCCAAAATCTTATGCATTAACTATCAATCAAGATAATTCACCGGGACATCCATTATTTACAAAAGGAACCACAAAATTATTTCTATACAATGCGGGACCATCTGCTTCTTATTGATGGTCAAAATTATGCCTACCGTGCATTCTTTGCTTATTCAAAGCTAAGGCATAAGGGAAAACAAGTGGGAATGATTTATGGTATGCCCTCAATGATCGGAGGTTTAATCAAGAAATTTAAACCATGCAGTGTAATCATTTGTTGGGAATCCGATCGATACTCTGAGCATAGACTTAAAGTACATCCAGATTACAAAAAAAGGAATAACCGAAAGTTGATGGATTACCCATCATTTCTTGAGCAAAAGGAACACGTACAAAAAGCTTTATCGTTATTGGGGATTGCTCAAGTTTATATACCTGGACTGGAGGGGGATGATGTAATCTATAAAATGTCTAGGTTAGCTTATCAAAGGGGATTTAGCGATGTATCTATAGTTTCGGGTGATAAGGATTTTAATCAGTGTATTGAGATAAATAAATTTAATCGAAACTATAGAGTTAAGGTATACAATGAGAATAAAAAGGAAATCATTACAATTGATAATTGTAAAAAAATATTTGGGTATAGTTATTCTCAAACAGTTGATTATCTAATACTGACCGGGGATAAGTCCGATAATATACCGGGATATGGTGGAATAGGAGAAGTAAAGGCAAAGGCTTTTCTGGATAAAGTAGGATCGATTAAGCAATTTCTAGCATCGAATAAGGAATATCATGGAATTGATAGAGAAAAACTACTACGTGTATATAAAAGGAACAGAATTCTGATAGATTTAAAGTATCATTATGAGAAATTTGTAAAGGATAACCCAAAGTATAAAAATAAATTTATACCATCTAAAAAAATGGATAAGCTTGGATTTAGGAAATTTGTATCTAAATTAAATATGCAAAAATTGATGAGTGATAATTTTTTAAGGGCATTTGAATGAGGAAAGTTATCTTTGTAGCATTCTCGGATATACACCTACATGATTGGGCACAGTATTCAGTTGCACATAATAGATTGATGGATGGTGGATTAGTCTTGAAAAGGGTTGGGTATTTATGTACAAAATATAAATGCCCAGCTTTATTCATTGGGGATTTGATCCATAACCCAATGTCAATAGATAATAGGGTATTAAATTTAACTTATGATTGGTTTAATGATATTCGAAACATTAAAGTTTATTGTGTAAGTGGTAACCATGACCAATGCGAAAAGAATTCATGGGATAATAGAAGCCCAAACTATCTTCAATATTTCTCTAGGGTCCATAATCACATGATTGATATGGACCATAAGTGTGATGAGATAAATGGTATTAGTTTATATGGAATTCCATATATGGCCGATGTGGATTCATTTTTAAAATGCATTCCCAAACCCAAATCAAAAAAATCCATTCTAATGATGCACCAGACTTTACCTGGAGCAAAAGAACCAAATGGGTATGAAGTTGAAAATGAAATGCCTAAAGAACTTTATAAAAAATTAAACCCATTTGGGTTAGTTTTATGTGGGCATATCCATAAACCCCAAAAGATTTTTAAGAATACTTATATAATTGGGGCTACAAACCATCAAAGAATATCCGATTTAGGTTGTAAGATGGGATGTTGTTTAGTTTTTGATGACTTTTCCATAAAGTTTATATCTTTAGGGATAAGAGAGTTTAGGAATGATGACTATAAGGTAAATAAGGGACACATGCATATTCCTAAAGTAGAAAACATATCGGTTGAAGAGGAAGTAATTGGTAACTATAACCCAAATAATTCGGGGATCGAATTAGCAAAGGAATATCTTAAAACAAAAAATATTGAATCTAAAGCAAAGGAAAGGATTTTAGTAAAATACTTAAGAAAATGATTGAGAATAACCAATTCAATATAAAACCGGGACCATTTAGGCATATCAATAATGGTAAGATTTATATTCTTAAAACTCTTAGTACTCATGTACAAATAGATGGGATATGGTGTGAACTACCTGAACCCGAATGTTGTTATGAAGATTTAGAAAAGGAGTTTGAGGATTTTAAGGATAGTGAGGGTAGAATAATACGGAAGATGGTTCATCGTGGGTATAAAAGAAGTCTATCCGAATTCAAAGAGAAATTTATTCAAGTATGATACAAATAAAAAAGATTGAAATAGAAGGGTTCTGCTCAATAGTAGAACCTTTTTCGTATGTTTTTGACTCACCAGGTATAAATCTGATATGGGGCAGAAATGGATCTGGCAAATCCACTATATTTAATGCCTTAGCCTGGTGTTTATATGGGAAGTTACTAAAACCCAAAAGATCAATTACACCTTGGAAAAGCTTACAAACCAAAAAGTTTGATGGAACTAGGGTTGAAGTTATATTATATACCGAAGATAGTAGAGTAAGAATAACTAGATGGAAGGATTATCTAGGAAAAAGTGGTGTAAATCTATCAATGATGGGTAATGTGTATCCCGCTAGAAAGAAGGCAGAAACCGAAAAAGAAATTGAAAAGGTATTGGGTGTATCGTTTGAATTATTTAAGGCATCAATCACATTTGGTCAAAATTTATCCAGGTTTTTAAAATTACCTTCTACTAATCAAAAAGAAATTTTGGATGAAGCTTTTTCGATTAATTATATCAATGAAGCAAAAGAAAAAGCTAAAAAAGAAAGGGAAGTTTTAGCTAATGACCTTTTTGCAAGAAGTGAAGATTCAAATAAGCTATCATCCGAAGTAAATAACCTTAATGAAAACATTAAGGAGATGGAACTACTAAAGAAAAACTTTGATACCGATAAAAACAAAAAGCTGAGGGATATTAGATCAGAACTTAAGGCATTAAGGTTAAAAATATTTGATTGGAAAAGAGAATTAGATAAAAAGAAAATTATAGCCAATGAGATAAAAACCCAAAAGAGTATTTTGGGTAATTTGGGTGAAGAAGTATTGGCAATGGAACTTTTGG